ATTGGTCCAAAAGGTGGACACGGTGAAAATGCAATTGAAGAATTAGGCGGATACTTTGTAATGTTAAATACAAACTTTGAAGCTGCTGAAACATCAAACTCTGGTGACTTTACAACAGCAAACGATTTTAGACGAGTTACTTTAATGAGAGATATTGCCACAGGAGGTTCAGCTGCTACAGCTACTACATTAAGAGGAACAAAAGCAATTTTAGTTACAAGTCCTTCTGGAACATTTACTGCAGACGAAGAAATAAATCAAGCAACAACAGGTGCTGTAGGTAAAGTAGTTGAGTGGGATAGTTCAAATAATATTTTATATTATATACAACCTAGATTTAACGATCAAGGTTTAGATAGTAATGGTAATCTAACAGCGTTTTCGACAACAGCTACTATTACAGGTCAATCATCTGGCGCAACTGCAACTCCTTCTACATCTACAACGACTGTAGACAATATTTCATTTACAAGTGGTTATGCAGGTTCAGAAGTTGATGCTGATACAGGTGACGTTTTATATATTGAAAATAGATCACCAATAACAAGAGCGTCAGATCAAACTGAAAACGTTAAATTGATTATTGAATTTTAGAGGGAAATAAATGCCAAGTCCAACAGACTTTAACCTCTCGCCATACTATGATGACTTTACGGAAAGTAAAAAATTCCATAGAGTTCTTTTTAGACCAGCATTTGCTGTTCAGGCAAGAGAGTTAACACAGTCACAAACAATTCTACAAAACCAAATTGAAAGAATGGGAGACCATTTCTTCAAACAAGGTGCAATGGTTATACCTGGTCAAGTAGGATTAGATACAGATTATTACGCAGTTAAATTATCTAGTATTGGAAGTGGTCTAACTTTATCAGATTTCGCAAATACACAATTAACAGGTGGTACATCTGGAGTATTAGGAACTGTAATTAATTCAGTTGCTACAGATGGTAGTGATCCTGATACTTTATATGTTAAATACGATAAGACAGGTACAAATAATACAACAGTAGTATTTTCTGATGGTGAAACAATTACAGGAACAAATAGTTTAGGTACTTCTTTAACAGCAGTAGTAAGTACAACAGCTGTTGGTTCTGCTGCATCAGTTAAATCTGGTGTTTATTATATAAATGGATATTTTGTACAAGTAGATGATTCTACTTTGATACTTGACAAATATACAAATACACCTTCTTATAGAGTAGGATTTACAGTTACAGAATCTTTTGTAACTCCAAGTGATGACTCAAGTTTAAATGATAATGCTGCAGGTTCATCAAACGTTAACGCACCTGGTGCACATAGATTTAAGATTTCATTAGCACTTGCAAAGAAAACATTAGCAAGTACTGAAGACTCTAACTTTTTTGAAGTTATGAGAGTTGAAAATGGTGTTATTAGAGCATTAGCGAGAGCAACAGAATATAATATTTTAGAGGAAACATTAGCAAGAAGAACATTTGACGAATCAGGTGATTATGTTTTAACAAATCCAGACTTTGATGTAAGAGAACATTTAAGTTCAGGTAATAATAGAGGTATCTATACTTCTGGTAATGGTGGTAGTTCAGCAAAATTAGCTTTAGGTGTTGCTCCTTTTAAAGCATACGTAAAAGGTTATGAAGCTGAAATTTTATCAACGACATTTGTTGATGTAGATAAAGCAAGAGATTACGATACACAAAATAATAATAAAACAAGATTTAATTTAAAAAATTATATAAACGTTGATAACGTTTATGGATCGCCAGACGTAGGATTTGTTTCTGGTGATGTTGAAGCTTTTAAAAATGTAAATTTATATAAAGACCCTACAAGTGTTAGAGGAACTGAAATTACTACAGTTGGAGTAAATGTTTCTCAAATTGGTAGAGCGAAGTCTCGTGGTTTTCAATTTGTAACAGGTTCTGAATCATCAGATATATTTACAACATCTGCTACTTGGAGACATTACCTTTTTGATATTGAAATGTTTTCTCACGTTAATTTAACAAGTAACGCAACATTTACAACAGGCGAAAAAGTAACAGGCGCAACTTCTGGCGCAACTGGTATTGTTATGGACGATACTGCTACAAGAAATATAGCAGTAACATCTATTTCAGTTGCAGATCCTGGTGTAGTTACATTAAATTCCCACGGTTTTGTTGATGGTCAACAAATTACACTATCAGGTGGTACTTATGAAGTTGATTCAACAGCAGTTTCAAGTGATACAGTTTATACTGTTAAAAATTCAACAACAAATACTTTTGAATTATATGATAGCGCAGGAACAAGTTCAGTAAATGTTACAGCGTTTTCAGTTGCACCAACAGCTAAACATACAACACTTGTATTATCAAATGTACAAGGAGAGTTTAGTGCTGGTGAAACAGTATCAGGAAATAGTTCAAGTGCATCTGGTACAGTTCAAGCAGATAGATATGGGTTTAAAGGATTTACAGAATATGATATTACAAGTATCAAACAAATTGGTATGGCAGGTTCGCCAACTTATACAGCTGATGCTAAATTAGATTCTACTTATGGAGATAATTATAGTATTTCAGGTAACGTATCAATAGCAAATTCTGACGCAACAGTTTTTGGTAAAGGAACATTTTTTACAACAGATTTAAAAATTGGTGATAGTATTACATTTTTAAATGACGCAGGTTCAAGTGTTACAGGAACAATTAAAAGAATAGATAGTAATACTCAATTAGAATTAACAGCAAATGTAGGTGGATCAGATGTAACAACAGCTGGTATTGCTACAAGACAAAGATCAAAATTACAAAATCCTGAAAATAATACTTCTGTATTTAAATTACCTAACGTTACAATTAAAACTTTAAAGACTGAAGCAAATTCAGGTTTAACTGATACAAACTTTAATGTAAGAAGACACTTTACAGGAACATTATCATCAAATGGTGATGTAACAATTACTGCTGGTACAAACGAAGTTTTCTCAGCGCAAGATAATTCAGATATTTCAGTTTCTATAATGACTACTGGTGCGGGAGGAACAGGTTCAGTTGGTGATACTTTAAACACGTCAGGAAATAACCACGAAGGTGATACAATTTACAATTTAGGTGGTTCACCTACTGGTAAAACTTTGACATTAGATTTTGGTGCAAATTTCCAAGGTCATAAAGTTAAAATATTAGCAACTGTTGCTAGATCAGTAGCAAACTCAAAATCAAAAACATTAAATTCAGGTTCTACTGTTGCAATCTCATCACAAACAATTATAGAAGGTGGTGTTATTGGATTAGCTAAAGCAGATGTTTATGCTATTAACGCTGTATATATGTCAGCAGATTTTTCTACAGCAGCAACAGCAAGTGATACAGATATTACAACAAGATTTGATTTAGATACAGGACAAAGAGATAACTATTACGACATAGGAAGAATTAAATTAAAACCAGGTCAATTAAAACCTACAGGTCGTTTATTAATTAATTTTGATTATTTCTCTCACGGTTCAGGAGATTACTTTGATGTAGATAGTTATTCAGGTGTTGTAGATTACGAAAACATTCCTAGTTATACTTCTGATACAACAGGTGTAACATATCAATTAAGAGATGTAATAGATTTTAGACCAAGAGTAGATGATGCGTCCACAGTTGCTGGAGCAACTTCGGGTTCAAATTATGAAAGAAGTTATGATGGTACTGGTTCATCAACAATAGATGTACCTGAATTTGATAGTGACATTACAACAGATTTTGAATTTTATTTAAATAGAATAGATAAACTTTTTATAACAAGAGAAGGTGAATTAAAAATTTTAAAAGGTGCCTCTGCATTAAATCCTTTAGTACCTGGAAATTTAGAAGGTCATTTACATCTAGCAACATTAAGAATACCTAGTTATACTTTAGATACAAGAGATGTAATTATTGAAAAACAAGATAATAGAAGATTTACAATGAGAGACATTGGTCGTTTAGAAAGACGAATCCAAAATGTTGAATATTATACTCAACTTTCTCTTTTAGAAGCAAACGCACAAAATTTACAAATACAAGACTCTGATGGTTTTGATAGATTTAAAAATGGTTTTGTTGTAGATAATTTTACAGGTCACAATATTGGTGATGTTGGAAATAATGATTACAAATTATCTATTGATAGAGGTCGAGGTGAAGCAAGAACAAGATTTAATGAAGATGTAATTGAATTAGAAGAAGTAGATGATGACGGAACAGCAATTTTAGCGGCTGATAGAACAGCAGCAGGTTATCAAAAAACTGGTGATCTAATTACTTTACCTTACACAGAAACGACAATCATAGAACAACCATTTGCTACTAAAACAGAAAATTTAAATCCTTTCTTAATTTTTAATTGGGTAGGTAACGTAGAATTAGACCCACCATTAGATGAATGGAAAGAAACTGAAAGAGCACCAGATTTAGTAGTTAACTTAAATGGTACTTTTGATAACTTAGTTAGAGAATTGGGTTTATCAAATACAAATACAACTGCAATTCCTTTTGGTACAGAATGGAACGAATGGCAAGATCAATGGTCAGGCAATCCAAGAACATCATCATCAACAAGTGGAAATACTGTAACTACAACGACAACAGTTGATGTTGTACAAACAAGAAGTGGTATAAGAACAGATATAGTTCCTCAAACAATAACACAAAGTTTAGGTGATCGTGTTGTTGCTGTTAACTTTGTTCCTTTTATTAGAAGTAGAACATTAACATTTACTGGAAGAGGATTAAGACCAAATACAAGAATTTATCCTTTCTTTGATAATATTGATGTAAGTAGTTACGTAACTCCAGATGGTGGTTCATTAGGTGGTAACTTAGTCACAGATACAAATGGTGCTGTTGTTGGTACATTTGCTATACCTGATCCAAAAACAGATTCAAATCCTAGATGGCGTACAGGTGTAAGAGTCTTTAGATTAACAAGTTCATCAACAAACGCAGATTTATCTAGTTCATCAACTGCAACTTCAGCTGAAGCTGATTATGTTGCTAAAGGTTTACAAGAAACAGTAAGAGATGTTATTACATCTACAAGGGAAGCTCAAACAGTTAGAAGAACAGTTTCAGAAACAAGAAGAACAAATAGAGTAGCAGCTAGAACTGTACAACAAATTGACACTGGTGGTGGTGGAGGTGGTGATCCACTAGCGCAATCATTTATTATAGATGAAAATGAAGGTGCATTTATTACAAGTATAGATGCTTATTTTGCTTCAAAATCATCAACTATACCTGTCAAAGCTGAAATAAGAAATATGGTAAATGGTTATCCAGGTACAAGTGTTGTTCCTTTTGCTCGTAAATGGTTAAATCCAAGTTCAGTTAATACAAGTTCAGATGCTTCCACAGCAACAACATTTACTTTTGACTCACCTGTTTACTTACACGAAGGTGTTGAATATTGTATAGTATTATATTCTGATTCTTCAGATTACACAGCATATGTTGCAAGATTAGGTGATACAGTTATAGGTTCTGATAGAACAGTATCAAAACAACCTAACGCAGGTGTATTATTTAAATCTGCTAATAATAGAACGTGGACACCAG